AGGCGGTCAAGGCGGCGATGGCGGAAACGGTGGTCAAAACGGATCACTTGCAATTGTAAACCACTTTTCGCAAAACGGCGGCGGTAATAGAGGTGAAGGCGGCAGTGCCAATGCTGGCGGCGGGGGTTCGGGTGGCCTCGGAGGACACCGTTCAAATAACGGTTCTCGAAATAGTTCTGGCGATCCTGGTAGTCCGGGATCTAATGGAACAGCGGGACACCCGGGTACCACCTTCGATACACAACCGGGGAGGACATTCAACAAAAACATTGGGGATTTTGCGATAGGAACTGCTCGATATCCTACTTTATATTCCGAATGGCTGGGAAGTCGCCTTATTATAGAATACACGGGAGAAGGTATATATACTGACGGTCAGTTATTTGATACGAATAGCTTGAACTTAGGATTGAAACCAGCAGGAATAATAAATGCACGACCTACGCACATAACACCTAATCAAGTGAATTATATCTACGACTTCAGTGAAACGGGCGAAACGCTTGTTACAGTTATATACAGAGATAATCTTGGTAGAGATTTAATACGTTATATACCTGTTACGGTAGTGCCTCTTGAATCTGTGACTGAAAGAGGTCAACACGGAAGTATTACATGGAACTTAAATAAACTTACTGGCGTATTACGAATCGAAGGTACAGGAGTAATGCCGAATCTTAACTCATCGAACGCTTGGGGATGGTTTGGATATCGTTCGTATATAAGCAGTGTGGTAATATCAAATGGAGTAGAAAGCATCGGTGATTTTGCATTTGGGGTGCAAGATAATATATCCTATGAAAATCTAACCAAAATAGCAATTTCAAACAGTGTAACAATAATCGGCGAAAATGCGTTTAGAGGAAATGAATTAACAAGTGTTATAATTCCAGATAGTGTAATTAGTATAGATTCAAGCGCTTTCAGAGATTGCCCGAATTTATCAAGCGCAATATTCCAAGGCAACGCGCCGGAAGCTGATAGTACAGTATTCCGTAATGCTGCACCAAATTTTGTAATTTACTACTACGCTGGAGCATCTGGGTGGACAAACCCATGGAATGGATACACTACGGTAATGATTGGCGAACTCGAATACATAGTAAAGTTCGTTGATTGGGACGACAATGAACTAAAATCGGAAGTAGTCCCACACGGTTCTGCGGCGACCGCACCGGACGAACCGACAAGAGAAGGATATCGATTCATTGGTTGGGACAAAAACTTTTCCAATGTAGTTGATAATATGACGATAAAGGCAAGATATGTTTTCGACAACCCCTACGCGCCGCAAATCAACGTCACAAATGCGACAGGACGAGCAGGCGAAGAGATAACGCTAACAGTGACGATGGAAAATATACCGCAAATTGCAGGATACGGCATTTCGATGACTTATGATCCTGATGTGTTTACATATATCTCAGCCGCGCCCGGCGATATTCTGCCTGAGAGATTTACCAATCAAATAAGGTCAAACAATCGGATGTTTTTCAGTTCGTATGACGACGACGGCAATTTTGACACAGGTACAACATTATTCACGGTAACTCTTAAAATAAACGAAAATATGGGAGAAGGAGTTATCGACCCCGCTGCATTATATTTCTCATATTTTAATACAGTGATTGAAGGTTTCGATATTGGCGATACGATATACCCGCCGATAAATCAGCCAGTTATCACGGTCATCAACGTTTTCTACGGCGATGTGAACGGCGATGGCAGGCTGAACATTTCCGACAGGACAAGGATGAACCAATTCTTCTCGGACAATCTACCAGAAGGTGCAGTATTTATAGAGGCAAACGCAGACGTAAACGGCGATGGACGGTTAAACATATCTGACAGAACCGTGATGAACCAGTTTTTCGCGGGTACGAGAGATTATCTTGGGCCGCAAATATATCCAGCGTTTTTCAGCTTCATTCTACCTGCACAAGCACCAATCAACGAGCCTGAGATTATTGTATCTAACGCTTTCGGCAACGCTGGCGATATAGTCAGTCTAACCGTATCGATAAAAGATAACCCGGGGCTTTCCGGTTACGGCATATCGATGCGTTATGATGAGCACCTTTTAACCTTCATATCAGCTTCGTCGGAAGACATACTTTGCGATAATTTCGTAGTCATAGAGAAACCAGATGGACGAATCCATTTCAACTCGTATAACGATGAAGGCGAATTTGAAACCATTAAAGAGCCGGAAGACGAAGATGAATTTGTAGATGAAACAATACTATTCACGGTGACGTTCAAAATCAACGAGACAGTTTCGGGCAATTTTAATTCCATTGGAGTAGTAGAATTCTATTACGATAATTACGTTATCGAAGGTTTCGCTATATGCGAATTCGATGGGATTACGCCGAAAACGATATACCCCGATATTCCGTTAGGATTTGTTACAGTAGAGGCTGGTAATGCGGCTACGATTGTGAACGCGGTTGCGCAGTACATCAGCATAGCAGAGACATCGAAAAACTCCGGTGTTTGGATTTTGTCGTTTAGGGTAACAGAGACATACTCGAATAGCGAAATAAAAATAGTGCCGTATAATATTGAAATCAAAGCTAATAACGCGAATGTTGATGGCAGGTACGATCTTGGCGCGTATACTCTGATCTACGATATCAAAGGTAACGGCTCTAACATCAGAGAGTTTAGGGCTGTGCTCAAGTAAAATCAAAAAAGGGACAAGACGCAATTTTGTACTGTGTCTTGTCCCAAAAATCCTATGTTAAATAATGAGGTCGTTCGATCTAAAAAATTGAAGGTCTAATCATACAAACTTAAATATTTTTATTATTTTTTGTGGAAGCATTTTATAATATGTCGAAAAATTTGCCAATAAATATTTAGGAAATTTGCGAAGCACTTAAAAAACAATTAAGAGAATTAAATGGATTTTATATAATAAAAAATGGCAACGACTCAAACATTAAAGTATATCATCGACCGATTCTGTCTGCACAATTGAAGTGTAACCGCCCCGGGCAAATGTCGTGACGTCAAGCTGAAGTACCTGTAATATTTTGCTTGCCATCCAAAAAGAAGATGATGATAGTTTACGCTCACCATTCTCAAACTTTTGATATTGACGCAAGATGATTTGGGCTTTTTCAGCTACTTGCGTTTGTGTAAGTCCGAGTTTCTTCCGGGCCTCTAATAAAATGGTTTTTTCTTCTCGAAATATTTGTATTTCCATACGAATCCCCCTGTGAATATATTTTATCTTAGATTTTGTTCATAGGATCATCTTCGGGTAACGGACTCAATGAATACTCACCCTTTGCGAAAGCGGTTGGGTCAAGCTCCAAAGCTGTTAAAACCGCGTTGACGATGCGCATAGACGATGATGAAAACTCACGACCTTCGTGACTTTCGTACATAATATACTGTTCGAGTTTGATGTCTGCTTTTTTCGCTACTTCCTCCTGTGTAAGCCCTAACTTTTTGCGCTGAGCGATTAATATTCCTCTATCTTGCAAAAATACTTGCCAAGCCATAAATGATACCTCTTTCATTTTCATATAATTAATTTTCCCGATTGGGCGTATTTATATTATACGTTCAAACGGGCGTATTGTCAAGTGGTTTCTTAAAAATATTTTAGTTAATTAAAACAATTTGTGTTTGGCGGGTTGTTTTTTGAATATAGTTCAAAATCTCAGGTTGTTTCCTTGTATTTGACGATATGCATTTATTCAATACGCTTAAAAATTATACTTTGATTCATCGCAGGAAGTGAACGGATTAAACATTTTCGATGCCATCCGTTTATTAGTTTAAATGATTAATCTTGTACTTTTTTAATAATATTGTTAATAATTACCACTAATAATGAATAAAATGTAAACAATAAAAAATATTAACTGTATTTTTTCAGTTTCACTTGACAAACGTATATTCGTCGTGGTATCATATATAATAGTTTACCAATAAGTAAACCGCAAGCGTAGGGTAAACTTTGAGCAACTATCATTTCAGGAGGAAATATATGGATAAGAAACGTATCAGATTCGGCGACTATATAAGGAACAAACGGCTCGCTGACCCGAGGGAGCTTACGATGCAGGACGTCGCCGATCATTTGGGAGTTGCGAAGTCATATGTCAGCTTGATAGAAAACAATTATAAAAAACCGTTTGATAAAGAGAAACTTGAAAAACTCGCGAAGTTCTTAAAAATGACGGAAGAAGAAACTACGACAATGTACGACCTTGCGAGCCGCGAAACAAGCGAAGTACCGCATGACATAGAAAAAACATTTTTGGATGATGAAGTGGGCGGTTTGGCGCGTTACGCGCTGCGCCAATCGAAAAAAGGCATTTTCAAGGAAGAAGACTGGAAAACATTTATCCGCGAAACGGAAGCGAAGAAGAAAGAAGAAGCGAAAAATCAAGTAAAGAAAAAGAAACAGGAATGACAAAAGGAGACGAGGCAAATGATACCTTTGAAACTACGGAACGTAGACCGCGAAAACAATTACACGCCGATCATAAGCAACAAGGAAATAGACGAATACGCCGAGGCCGTGCTTGCGGACTACAAACCGAAACTTCTGCGCAAGCCCGGTATAATCGACCATGAGAATTTCCTTGAATCGTACTTGGGTATGAACGTCATACTTCATCATATATACAGCGAAGACTCGGAGCATCCGATATTAGCAGTGACCGCGTTCAAGGATATAGAAATCCCGGTATTCGACGAGGAAAACGAATGTGTGAGTGATGTTTACATTCCCGCACGTTCAGTCGTCCTGAACAATATCATCGCGGAGGCGGAGGAAATGCAGCCTGTGGCGCGTTTTTCCGGTATGCACGAAGCAGGTCACTCGATGATGCAGTGGCACGTATTCACAGGTCAGACTTTTGACGGCGAAGAGTTCGATCCGGACTACGACTGGGACGATATATACCCCGCCGTGTGCTGCCGCCGCGAAAACATCGAAAGCAAGGTATATCTCAAGAAAGAACGCAATGCGAAACAATGGCGTGAACATCACGCCGACTATTTCGCCGGCGCCATTACCATGCCTAACATCACGTTTATGAAATTCGTTCGGAATCTTATGCGTTCACACGGATACTACAAAGACGCAATCACGATGGGTGTTGATGAAGATTGGGACATACTCGCCTACGATATTCTGCCGGACGCCATCAATGAAGCGTATGGGGTGTCGAAACAGGCGGCTCGTATAAAATTAAAGACAAGCAGATTCGTAAATGGGGTATTACAGATACAGTAAACGTCTGGTATATTACCGGCGTATATTGTAGCTTTTTTTGGCCTCTGAGTTTACCTTTTTGTAAACTTATTATATTTGAACAGGCAAAACAACAAAAAATAAACGGGAGAAAAATCAAAGATGATTGAATTGCTGACTTCATATTCGTTCACCCAAGTACCGTACATAGCAAACGAGGCGTTGGACGAATACGCGGAAGCGTTGGTACGCGACTATTCACCCGAACGGTTAATAACGCCTGGTGCGTTCGATATATTGGGTTTTGTCCGTAACTATCTCGGATTGAATGTCAAATATTATCCGTTGAATTATGAAAACATGGTAATAGGCGTAACCGCGTTTCACGACGACCAGATACAGATATACGACGAAAGCACAAACGCGGCATTCACAATTGACGTTGAAAGCGGAACGGTCGTAATTGACATATCGTTGCAAGCTAAACAAAATGAAAACCGCTGCCGTTTCACGCTGGCGCACGAAGGTTCACATTGGCTGATCCACAGAAATACATTATGCGGCGATATGGTTAGGCGGAAAAACAAATACTGCCTGGAAAATCAGGCAGACTTTCTCGCGGCGGCTATATTGATACCGCGACGCGCTTTGCGTGTTGCCTATCTTGATTTTTTCCGTCGTTCAAGTGAAAAACCGCGCGTACTTGTCCGCGGAAAAGACCAGCCTGACGATATACTGGTAAAACAGCTTGCATCATACATAGCGGATATATTCCATGTTTCAAACCGCGCCGCGCTGATCCGGCTGGAAAAACTGAACGCCGTTGAATACAGGGGGGTAAGGAGCTATGCCGTTATATAAAACGGATAACACATATAATAAAACCAACGCCGGTGATGATATATTTTACATATTTATCGTACAAGGTTCCGTGCCGGAGTTCTGTGACGGTCTCGCGTTCCGCTATGACAACAAACGGCGGACAGAACCTAAGAAAAGCATCGTATGTCCTTATTGCGGTGAGGAATTTGAACGAGTAGACATAAACACAAAAATCGAGGTGTTCCGCTGCTCAAATAAATCGAAAGCGCACCACCATAAATTACGAAAATGTAAAATGTGTTACAGTACCGTAGGTATCAGATACGCATAGACAACAATAAAAAAAAACACAACTGAATACATACCGGTCTTACCGCCGCTGGGCGGTTAAGCGTAACCCTCACGGAATCTGAAGTAAAAGCACTTGGATTGTTGCGGTAGTCCCGACCAGAGTGGTATCTGGAGCGACGCCGGAAAGCGCCATCGCCAACGGGTGCGGTTACGCGGAGATAAGACCACAGATCGCGTTAATAAGAAAACTGAACAGGCGGGCAGGCATCAATCACCCGGCGTAAACGATATCTATATATAGATATATATCGAAGAACGCCCGTGCCGAGTCCGCATGGTTATCGTAGATAACCACGATGTTTGATGAGAGTTTTGCAAGGCGGCAACTTTGTGTTGCCGTATTGTAAAACTCTCTTCTTTTTACGACCAAAGCTGCCGCCTTGCAGGGCTCTGTGAAAGGAGTACCTATGAGGACGGCAGCTTTTTTTGTTGATCGGCAGCCAAATACGCCGCGCTGCCGATCGCCGCCTTCCCCGTTCGATTTTAGCAATTCTCAAAAAAATCGAACGGAGGAAAGTGTAATGAAAAACTATAAAGACAGCGATTACGCGCTGAACAAATACAGCGGCGGTATCGTGTACCGCTTCGCTGACGGCATCGTTGAGGTAACGCTTGCCGACTACCTCGCGGAAAACCCCGGCAAGACAGAGAACGATTTCCGCGCCCTGAAAGAACTGTCAAACAATATCTATCTCATGCAGGCACAGGACGAAAACGCGCAGACAAAGAAGAACACGTGCTTTGACGAACTGGACGAAACATCGCTCTGCTGCGAACCGTCGCCGGAGGACTTATTCATCGATGAACTCAACGCGCAGGAAGAATCGGAACGGTATGAACGAAACTTGAAAACGGCACGTTTTCTATTAGACAAGCTCACCGAGGTACAACGTCGGAGGTATTTGATGTACCACGTTGACGGATTATCAACATGGGAAATAGCAAAAGCGGAAGGAGTAAATCAAAAGAGTATCCATGAATGTTTGGAAGCCGCAGACAAAAAAATAAAAAAAGTTTTAGCAAGCGGCTAAAAAACACCCCCTCAAAACGCTGCAAAAAGTGCATTGGGTGAGAGGAAAAATAAATCTTCTCACCCGATCCTTGACAAACACCGGTTTACCGGTCATAACGGAACACCGGGTACGATAACCAAACTGCCGCGCGCCGGGACTGCCTGTAACGGGCACGAGCGCCCCTTCGCCGCCGACTGCTGTTCGGAATGGCCGGGCAAATAAACGGCTGATTGGTGATAATGGTACTCCCCCGAGAGAACCGGGGCCGAAACGCGCGGAGGCGCGAACCGGGGAAGCGTCGCGCGGGTTGGGACAGACCCGCGGGAGCTTCCGTGCGCGGCACAGCCGCAGCCTGTTGTTTCCCCTGTTGAGCATGGTTTCATGCTTACCGCGTCCGGGGCTGAGACAAATAGGACGTAAAAAAACAAAAATCGAAACTAACTCAAAACAAACATGATTTATTACTACCGTCAAAGGTTCTCGCAACCTCAAACCCTCACTTGACTTGACGGTTCTGCTATTGCGGACAGGCCGGAGAACCTGCCTGTCCGCACCACAGAGCTGTCAAGTAAAAATCACTTCGCAAGCGAAGTGTAACAAAAAATTGAAAGGAAACGTTCTCAAATGAAAAACATCCAAAATGAAATATCACGAAACGTGCCGAAAGATATACCTATACGATTCTCCGAAAACACAATTCCGCTGTTTACAGCTTACGGCTGCGTACTGATGGAACGCGACACAGGCGCTTCATACATTTACACAGCGGTCAACCTGAAAACAGGCGGTCGCGAGGTTATTGCTCGCCGCCAAACTCCGCTCACAACTTCCGGCGTAACTGCGATGGCAGAAAAGATACGATTGTCAGGCGTTGCCGGTGCGGGGCGGTTACAAGCGGACAGACCGTTCGGAGACGGTATAGCCGTTGAAAACTGCCGCGATATGCTGACCGAAATATTCAATGAAATATTACCGCAACACCGCTATACCATACGCAAAGAGCAAATATCGCTCGCGCGTCATATTCTCGAAACGATATATACCCGTTCCGTTTCCCTCGCGGAAGCGGAAGTAGGCACGGGCAAAACGCTTGCTTATCTCATATCCGCCGTGATCGCCAAACGCGGCAGGCTGAACGGTTACTGGAACATGAGTTTCTGCACGGGGTCGCCGTATATCGAAATGGCGCATATGCCGATCGTCATCGCCACATCGAGCATCGCGCTACAGAAAGCGCTGGTAACGGAACATATACCCATACTGTCCGGTATCCTGCTCGAACACGGTATTATACAAGACCCATTGACAGCGGTGATACGCAAGGGGCGCGAACATTACATTTGCGACCGTAACCTGCGGACGCACATTCCGTTTGAACATAATCATAACATACGTAAAATTCTCGAAGGACTGTTTAAGCCGAATGCGGTTATAGACCTCGCGGAGATAGACGGGCTGACCGCTCACGTAAAACGTAAAATCTGCGTACCCGACCGCTGTGACACTCACTGCCCGCACCGCGATTCCTGCCCGTATCTGCGTTTCCGCGAACAGGCTCAGTCGCCGGAAATAGACATTCAGGTATGCAACCATAACTATCTGCTCGCCGACGCGTTGCGCCGACGCGACAACAAACGCCCCCTCATACCGAATTATCAATGTATCGTTATTGACGAAGCGCACAAATTCATACAGGCGGTGCGTTCGATGTACGGTGCGGAACTATCAAGCCTTTCTTTGCCGGACATAAAAGACATAGCGGACAGCCTTAACCTCAAGCATGATGACACGCAAAAATTCGTCCGCAAAACGACAGGGGTATTGTCCGACGAAAGCAAGCGGTTGTTCCGGGGATTGGTTGAGAAAACCGTCGTCATGAATATGGAAGATGAACCCGACCGGTTTGCCGCAGTTATCGACGACGAAGCATACCGACATATCCGAAACATACGGAATATCTCCGACGAATTGATCGAACGGCTATCTTCCGAACCTCTCGTTGGCAACGGCGCGGGGCGCAGGGCGCAAATCTTATGGGAACTGGAACAGGTACGAAACCAAGCCGCCATGTTCGCCAGACACGATGAACTCATCTGCTGGCTCGAAAAGGAAAACAACGAAAGCCGTTTGTGCGTCATACCGAAAGACCTCGGTGAAAAGTTATACGATGATATATGGAGTAAAGGAATACCCATCATACTCACATCAGGTACGCTCTCGGCGGCCAGCGACTTCTCTCGCATAAAAAAGGTTCTCGGACTGGAGAGGCTCGGTCACAGGCTGACCGAAACGAGCAAACCGTCGCCGTTCGATTACCGGAAAAACGCGATTTTGTTCATTAGTGAAAACACTCCGTTCCCCGACCGGCGTAACAGGGAGTATATATTATCAATCGCAAATGAGATCGAACGGCTCATACATGCCGCCCACGGACATACCGCCGTTCTGTTTACAAGCTACAAGGCGATGGACATGGTATGGGAACTCCTTGAGGAACGCGGCATACCGTTTCCGATGTACCGGCTCGACAAGGGCGGAATACGCGAGATAGACCGGTTCAAGCAGAGCGGCAACGGCATACTGTTCGCGGCTGGCGCGCTTTGGGAGGGCATCGACATACCGGGCGACGCGCTGAGTATGCTCATCATCGTCAAACTACCGTTCGCCGTACCCGATCCTATCGGCGAGTATGAACAGTCTTTATATAAGGATATGGACGAATACAAGCGTATGGTAGTCACGCCGGAAATGCTAATCAAACTGAAGCAGGGGTTCGGGCGGTTGATCCGCATCGAAACGGACACCGGGGTCGTGGCTATACTCGACTGCCGTGCCGGTACAGACGGCATGTACCGCGAATGTATACTGGACGCTCTGCCAAAGTGCCGTGTAACGTCTGATTTGCTCTGCGTGACAGATTTCATACACGAAGTGAAAACCAAGGAATACTTTAAATAAACAAACGCCGACCGACCTATTCCCAACTTGGGAATAGGTTAGCCGGTGAATATGAACATGGAGGTAACGTTTATGCGTGGAAATATAACTAATGTTGATTTAGTGGACATCCGGGATGTTACTGTAGACAAGAACCTGCCGAAACAAATACGAATCGCTGAATATATACGACAAATAAAGAATCCCCGCAAATTTAAATGCGGCGAGTTTGTTGTTACATCGTGTTTCCCTGAAAACGGCCCGACATTAGAAGATTGCCTGCGTGGGATGCTGGTTTAATTATCTAACGGTACGTAATCGAACGACAAACTCGACTTTTTCAAAGGGCTGCCATACAATAATATTCGGAAAAGGATATTGACATACCCGCCGCCCTTTGATTTTCAGGTAATAAACGGAAATAAAAGGAGGCATTTATCATGCAGGAAATTAAGTACAGAGCGATAAAATATATACGCCTGTCAAGCGCCGACGACAAGAGCGCCGCGAAAACCGAAAGCGACAGCGTTGGCAATCAGCGAAAACTCATCAATGAATACTTGAAAAATCACCTCGAAATCGAAGTCGTCGATGAAAAAGTGGACGATGGTTTCTCCGGCATCCTGTTTGACCGCCCCGCATTTAAGGAAATGATGGCGGACATAGAGGACGGCAAAGTAAATTGTGTCATAGTTAAGGACTTGTCAAGGCTTGGACGCGAATATATTGAAACGGGACGTTATTTACGCCGCGTTTTTCCCGCTTTCGGCGTCAGGTTCATTGCTATAAACGACAATATAGACACGTTGAACGAAAGCGGCGACGACTTAACCGTATCGTTGAAATCTATTATCAACGACGCATACTGCCGCGACATATCCATCAAAACGCGGAGCGCGCTTGACATTAAACGGGCAGGCGGAGACTTTACCGGAGCTTACCCCGTATACGGTTACAAAAAGGATGAAAATAACCACAACCTCCTTGTGATCGACAAATACCCCGCCAGTATTGTCCGTGATATTTTCTTCATGAAAATAGACGGACATAGTGCGGTGCGAATCGCCGATATGCTGAACAGGCGCGGCGTCCTCTCTCCCATAGAGTATAAAAAAGACCAGGGGCTTCCGCATCCCAAAAAGGGTTATGGCGATGTAGCCGGTGCGAAGTGGTCTGCGACTACAATCATTCGCATATTAAATGATGAAACATACACAGGCACACTGGTGCAGGGTAAAACCGGAACTCCGAACTACAAATTGCGGGAACTGATAAAAAGGCCGGAAAACGAATGGCACAGAAACGAAAACGTACATGAAGCTATCATATCAAGACACAATTTCGACCTCGCTCAAAAAATCCTGCGGTTGGACACCCGTACCGCGCCAAGCGGCGATAAAGTGTATATCTTCTCCGGCATACTCGTATGCGGATGCTGCGGAAATCGCATGACGCGAAAAACCGTACCATATAAAAACACGAAATATCATTACTATTATTGCCCGACCGGAAAAAAGAACGGTTGTAGTGGTTCCGCAATGATAAAAGAAATTGATCTTATCGGTTGCGTACTTGCTTGTGTAAAGGCACATATTTCAAATGTCGCTTCACTTGAAACCTTGATAGCAGAGCTCGACGAAACACGCATCGCGCGGGAGCTTGCTGAAAATCTAACGGTACAAGCTGCCAAAAACGAACACAGGCTTGAAAAAATCCGGGGAATAAAAGCAGGGCTGTATGAGAATATGATCTGCGGCACTCTCAGTAAAGATGAATATAAATCCCTTAAAAACAAATACACAGAAGATGCGGACGAACTCATCGAAGCCAATTTAAGACTGCAAAAGGAAACTGAAGCTGTCCTGTCGTGCAGGCATGAACGCCTCGAGTGGATGGAACATTTCAAGAACCTTGAAACCCTCAAAAGCATTGACCGCAAAACCGTGATACACCTTATCCAAAGTATCCGCGTAATAGGCAAAACCGAAATTGAAATTACTTTCAATTATCAACTGGAATATGAGAACGCAGTCGCTCTTCTACAAAAGGAGGCAGTGTAAATGGCTCGTAAAAGCAGAAAGAACATTTACGTAAATGACAATGTGCAATCCATGAAAAAAGCATCATTCGACGCGGGGGCGTATATCAGGATTTCAGGCGTCGTAAAGAAAGACAAGAGCGATTCCATAGAAACGCAGCAGGCTATCATCGGCGCGTATATCGCGGAACGACCTGACATTGAATTGCGGGAAATATACATTGACAACGGACTGAGCGGCCAATCCTTCGAGCGTCCCGCATTTCAGCAAATGATAGCGGATATGGAGAGCGGCAGGATTAACTGCTGCATAACGAAAGATCTTTCCCGTATCGGAAGGAACGCGATTGATACCGGATATTATATCGAGAAGTATTTCCCCTCGCTCGGCGTCAGATTTATATCGGTGAACGATGACTACGATTCCTCGGACGGTCAGAGCGGCGGGATCGTCCTGTCATTGAAAAACATGATAAACGAAACCTACGCGATTGATATTGGCCGAAAACAGAAGGCTACAAGACAATTGCTTATACGCGAAGGCGGGTTCGTCGGGAAAGTGCCGCCATACGGATATATGAAAAGCCAGGGGGACTGCCATAAACTCATTATCGACCCATACGCCGCGCCGGTCATTATACAGATATATCAAATGTACTCTGACGGTAACTCCACACATGACATACTCGCTTATTTGAATGACAACAGCGTTTTACCGCCGTACAGATATTTTTACTCGAAAGGATGGACTTCTGCAAAAGATACGCGAAACGGGGTGCGGTGGAAAAAGTCAACGGTATGCGATATTCTTCAAAACAGGGTTTATTGCGGCGACATGGTGCAGGGTAAATTCGTAAGGATCGACCATGTACTGCGTCCAATTCCAAAAGATAAATGGTTCATAACCGAAAATACGCATGAAGCGATCATCGGGCGTGAAATATTTGAGCAAATACAGGAAAAGCTTAAAATACACAAAGAAAAGCAGGCTCTAAAACGGTTTTCTACTCCTTCTTCAATCAACATTTTCAGGCGCAAAATGTATTGCGGCCATTGCGGATACGCGATGATACGAAGGCGGTTTTGGGAAGATTCGTACAGTTTCAAATGCGGTTCTAAAAATGCTTATGGCTCATCCGACTGCGGTGATGCTTGCATAAATGAAAAAGCCTTGAAAGAAACGATATTTACCATGCTCCATAAACAAGCGGCGATATTCGTAGATCATCAGGCGGCGATAGATGAACAACCGGATAATTCAATGAAAAATGAATTGAGGGACATTCAAGTCGAATTGAAGCGTAACAAAGGGTTTTTCCAAGGGTTGTACGAGAGTTTGGTTTCCGGTGATATTGGTTCCGGCGAGTACATGGAATTGAAAAATTCATATGAAGCGAAACTGGCGTCATTGACTGAGCGTGAGCGCAATTTACGCGATAGTATAATCAAACAATCCGCTGACGAATTGAAAGGCCGAAAAGCGGCAAAAAGCATTTGCGGTCTTAAAAACGTTAATGATTTGAACGCAGGCGTTCTCGATTCGCTCATAGAAAAGATTTCCTTCTACGGGGACGGACATATTGAGATACGATTCCGCTTTATTGATGAAACAGCGGAGGTTATGCCATGAATGAATATGTGATCGCAAAATATATACGCCTTTCACGTGACGAAGCCGTTTCTGACAGCCTGAGCATACTTAACCAGCGCGCCTTGCTGGACAGGTATATCGAACAATCGGAAATATTATATACAAATGTATTGGAGTTTGTGGACAACGGATATACCGGCACAAACTACGAAAGGCCGGGTGTTCAGGAAATGCTTGACCTTGTGCGGAGCCGGAAGGTTAATTGTATCATATGCAAGGATTTCTCGCGCTTCGGGCGCAACATCCTCGAAACAGGGTATTTCATTGAACAGGTATTCCCGTTATTCGGCGTCAGGTTCATAGCCGTGACGGACAGTTACGATTCCAGCGAGTATAAAGGGGGTACCGGCGGCATTGATGTGGCGTTCAAATTCCTTATCCACGAATATTACTGTAAAGACCTTTCCAAAAAAGTAAAAAGCGCCAAACATATCAAGATGATTAACGGCGAGAGTATCACCGCCAACGCTATCTACGGCTACCGCAAAAACGAAACCGGCAATTGGGAAATAGACAAAGATTCCGCCGATGTCGTCAGGCTGATTTTCAAAATGGCTCTGGAAGGTTGTAAAACGTCTAAAATCTGTGACGCCCTATGCGATGCGAAACACCTTGTTCCGTCCGGGTATAAATCTGAAAGCCGCGGAAAAAGCGTAGAATCGGATTGTTTGTGGTCATCAATGATGATATTACGGATCATCCGAAACGAACAGTACATCGGCACATATATAGCAGGCAGGCATGTCCGCGAAGTCGTGGGCTTGAATAGGCCAACGGCGGTTGACGAATCCGAATGGATCAAGATACCGAACCATCATCCGGCGATAATCAGTAAAGAGGATTTTGATAAAGTACATGTTAAATATATGCGAAAGAAGCACACAAAACCCCGGCAAACTCGTGACTACCTATTGCTTGGCAAAATATTCTGCGGCTGCTGTCACAGAGCGCTGACATACAGTACATCGAAAAAACCCGTATTCCGCTGTTTACACACATACGCCGACCCTAACGCGGAGTGCCACAAAATGAAAACCAGCGTCCGTGAGCTTGATAGTATGGTAATGAGTATTATACGGAAACAAGCGGAAGTTATACTGAACTCAGAAGGTATGGCCGATTGTCGGAATTTGAGTGCGGTTGAACAAGGTATCGCTGAATGCGAAAATCAAATCCGTCAGCATATGGAGCGTCATCAAAATTACTACGAGCATTTTATACTCCATGAAATCGAAAAGAGTACATATCAATCGTTGAAAGATGAATGCACGGGGCAAATCGGCAAATTGAACACTCAACTTGCCCTGCTAAAACAAGCCGAATGTGAAAAACAAAATAACCAAAAAAAGGCTATGATTGCGAAAGAGGCTTTAAGTATAACCGAGGCGGAAATGTTCAAAGAAGTGGTAGATTCCCTTGTTGAAAAAATTATTGTCTTTCCGGGTAACCAAATAGAGATCAAGTGGAAGGTTTCAGACTTCGCAACGTAACGTCAAAAGACAAGCACAGCGATTTGTTCATACGGGCGCTGTGCTTGTTTTATACACAATTTTCTGTTATACTTTATCATGATAGTCTATTGATACGTTCATAGATTGTTTACAATAAAAATTTTAGTTCAGACTTGACATATTCGCTATTGAATAAGACATGCTATAACCTCCAT